ATTAACAATCGTACCAAGCATGACGCATCTATTAGCTCCGGTCTTGCCATAATGGCAACTCAAAGACATTTATATGTTCCAGAGGTAAAGAAGTCAAAAATAAGCCTTAAATTTGCACAATACGACAATAAAGGCTCTCAGAGTGAGCTCATAAGATAATGACAGATCCGAAAATAGTAATCAATCCAACGACGTTCCCAAGTCAGTTGGCCACAGACGCACAAAAGGCGTCCCAAGAGTTTGGCCTACAGGTTGGACTTGCTGTCCAGTCAGAGTGGTTCCGTAAGGACGCTGGCTCGTGCAGGTTCTACAACCAGTGGATTGAGTTTCACCGTCTTCGATTGTATGCACGTGGTGAACAGTCTGTTGAGAAGTACAAGAAGGAGATGTCATTCGATGGCGACTTGTCGTACCTTAACCTTTCTTGGACGCCAGTTCCAATCATGCCGAAGTTCATTGACATTGTTGTTAATGGAATGGCCGACCGAAATTTCTCTGTAAAGGCAGTCGCTCAAGACGCGATGGCCGCTGAGAAGCGTAATCAGTTCCAAGACATGATTGAGGGCGACATGGTCGCTAAGGACTTCTTGCTCCAGACGAAGGAGCAGTTTGGCGTTGACGCGTTCAATACCAACGTGGAAGAGCTTCCGTCAAACGACGAGGAGTTGCAGCTTTACATGCAGCTAAAGTACAAGCCAAGCATTGAGATCGCTGAAGAAGAAGCAATTAACACCATACTCGAACAAAATAACTATGCAGACACTAAAAAACGTGTCGACTACGACCTTACCACATTGGGTATCGGTGGTGTCAAACATTCATTTTATCCAGGAGCTGGAGTTAAGGTTGAGTATGTCGACCCCGCCAACGTGGTCTACAGCTACACCGAGTCACCCTACTTCGATGACGTATTCTACTGGGGAGAAGTAAAACAGGTTCCGATCACCGAGTTGATCAAGATCAAGCCAGACATCACCAAGGAAGAACTAGAAGAGATTTCACAGTTGGGCACCGCGTGGTGGGACTACTATGGTGTGATGCGTACATACAGAAACGACCTGTTCGACAAGGACGTGGTTACCCTGTTGTACTTCAACTACAAGACCGACAAGACATTTGTATACAAGAAGAAGTTTCTCGACAACGGTGGAGAGCGTGTAATACGTAAGGACGAAGGCTTCAACCCGCCAGCTGACCAGACCGAAGAAAGGTTTGAGAAGGTAGAGAAGCGTATTGACGTTTGGTACGAGGGCATCATGGTCCTTGGCTCAAACAAGTTGATCAAGTGGGAGATGTCTAAGAACATGGCCAGACCAAAGTCTGCGTCACAGTTCGCGTACTCAAACTACGTGATGGTTGCTCCTCGCATGTACAAGGGAGCCATCGAGTCATTGGGCCGACGCATGACAGCGTTCGCCGACTTGATCCAGATGACGCACCTAAAGTTACAGCAGGTGTTGTCTAAGATGGTACCAGACGGTGTATTCATCGATGCAGACGGGCTTAACGAGGTTGACTTGGGCAATGGTGCCGCATACAATCCAGAGGATGCTCTTCGCATGTACTTCCAGACTGGTAGTGTAATCGGAAGAAGCTACACCCAGGACGGTGAGTTCAACAACGCACGCGTTCCGATTCAAGAATTAAACTCTAGCGCCGCACAAGGAAAAATATCTAGTCTGATCGCAGCATACAACCAGTACATGAGCATGCTGCGTGACGTTACAGGCCTCAACGAGGCACGCGACGGCTCTATGCCTAGCTCGGATGCTTTGGTGGGCGTACAGAAGCTCGCTGCGGCTAACTCGAATACTGCCACAAGACACATTCTCGACGGTGGTATCTTTATCACACGCAGACTGTCTGAGGCATTGTCTTGCCGTATCTCTGACATCTTGGAGTACGCTGACTTCAGAGACGAGTTTGCAAACCAGATCGGTAAGTACAACATCCAGATTTTGGACAGCATCAAGGAGCTTTACCTGCACAACTTTGGTATCTTCATCGAGGTTTCTCCTGACGAAGAAGAGAAGCAACAGCTTGAGGCCAACATTCAGATGGCATTGAGCAGGGACCAGATCGCATTGGAAGATGCAATCGACATCCGCGAGATCAAGAACTTGAAGCTTGCCAATCAGTTGTTGAAGGTTAAGCGCAAGGACAAGGAGAAGAGAGATATGGACAAGCAGCAGATGATGTCTAAGTTCCAGTCTGACTCCAACATCGCAGCCACACAGGCAGCAGCCGAGGCTAAGATGCAACAGATCCAAGCGGATACTCAGTCTAAGATTCAAATCAAAGAGGCCGAGTCAATGTTTGCAATTCAAACAATGGAGCAAGAAGCTCGGATTAAGCTGAGCTTAATGCAACAAGAGTTCCAGATGAACATGCAGCTGAAGGGTCTTGAGTCACAGGTTCTTACAGACAAGGACAAAATGAAAGAGGAGGCTAAAGATAAAAGGGTTTCTATTCAGAACACTCAACAGTCTAAGTTGATTGATCAAAGAAAGAACAATCTTCCTCCGATAGACTTCGAGTCTAATGAGGACACTCTTGATGGCTTTGACCTAGCTGGATTTGAGCCAAAATAGCGTGTCACTATTTTACGTAAATTTGTGACGAAATAATCTAATTAAATATGGAAAATGAATTTAAAGTGAAGGATGTTGCCTTCGAGGAGCAGAAATCTGTTCAAGAAGTGGAAGAGCAACTCCTAAAGGAACACGAAGAGAAGCACGGCATCTCTTCCGAAGAAAAACCAGTAGAGACCACAGTAGTGGCATCTGATGGAACAATAGAAAAAGTCGAAGAGACTGCGGCGCCAAACGCCAAGGATTTCGGAGACGAAGACGTTCTTACATACTTAAAAAATCGGTACAACAAGGAAATCAACTCTGTTGATGACTTGTTTCAGGCGAGAAAAGATGCGGAGGAACTTCCAGAAGACGTGTCAGCCTTTTTGAAATACAAGAAGGAGACCGGGCGAGGCATCGAAGACTTTATTCAATTGAATAAGGACTACGATTCAGTTCCTACGAATCAACTGTTAGCTGACTACATCAAGCAAGAGAACCCAGAGTTCGATGAAGAAGACGTAAAGTTTGAAATCGAAAGCAGGTACGAGTTTGATGAAGACCTTGACGACCCGAAGGAAATCAAGAAGAAAAAGCTAGCAATGAAAAAAGATCTTGCTAAGGCCAAGGACCACTTCAATCAATTGAAGGAACAATACAAGATACCTCTTGAGTCAAGGGGTGGCTTAGTTTCTGATGACGAGAAGGGTGAGTACGAGGCTTTTAAAAGATATGCCAAAGAGTCCGAGGAAGTGCAGAAGTCTCAGTTAGAGCGCTCAGAGTTCTTTGCCAAGAAGACGGACGAGCTTTTCAGCGACCAGTTCAAAGGTTTTGAATTTAAGGTCGACGACAAAGCGATTTCGTTTAAGCCTGGCAGTCCAGAACAAATGAAGAAGGCTCAATCTGACATCAGCAAGTTCATTGGTTCGTTCTTAGACGAGAATGGATACGTGAAGGACGCTGCTGCATATCACAGAGCTATCGCTGTAGCTATGAACCCCGACGGTTTTGCCAAGCACTTTTATGAGCAAGGCATGGCCGCTGCGGTAGACAGTGTTGCTAAGGAGTCAAAGAACATCCAGATGGACGTTCGGTCAACACCTCAGTTAACGCCATCTACTGGGTTTAAAGTTGTAGCGCTAGACAATGACCACGGAAGCGGGCTAAAGATAAAAATGCGTAACAAATAACAAACAACAAAAAACTAAAAAAACAAAACTATGGCTGGATCAGTTCAAGCGAGTCCCGGGTTTGCAATAACCCCCTCGTCCGTAAAGGCAACTTTGCCTTCAAACTACATTACCAACTTCGATTTCTTGAATCAGTATCTTCCTGATACCTACGAGAAAGAATTCGAGCGTTATGGTAATCGCTCTATCGCATCTTTCTTGCGCCAGGTTGGTGCTGAGATGCCTTCTAACTCTGACTTGATCAAGTGGGCAGAGCAAGGTCGTTTGCATACCAAATATGCAAGCTGTACTTCTGCTGCTGCTGCCGGTTCTGACACCGCTACTTGGACTGTTGCTGATGCAGGTATTACTGCATGTAACTTCCGCGTAGGTCAGACTGTGTTCTTGTCTCGTAACGCTGGTGGTACTCAAAGCGACAAAGCTATCATCACCGCAGTTTCTGGCTTGACTTTCACCGTTGCTTACTATGCTGGTGGTGGACAAACTATCCCTGTAACAACTGCATCTACTGCTTTTGTTTATGGTTCTGAATTCAAAAAAGGATCAAACGGTATGTCTGGTTCTTTGGAAGCTCAAGATGACATCTTCGACAACAGCCCTATCATCATCAAGGACAACTACGAAGTATCTGGTTCTGACATGGCTCAGATCGGATGGGTAGAAGTTACTACTGAAAATGGTGCAACTGGCTACTTGTGGTACATCAAGTCTGAGCACGAAACTCGTTTGCGTTTCGAGGACTACTTGGAAATGTCTATGGTAGAAGGTGTTCCTGCTGAAACTGCATCTGGTGCTATCGCAGTAACTGGTGACGTTGGAAACAAGGGTACAGACGGTTTGTTCTACACCATTGAGCAACGCGGTAACGTGTGGGCTGGTGGTAACCCAAGCACATTGGCTGACTTCGACGCGATCATTCAGCGTTTGGACAAGCAGGGTGCTATCCAAGAGAACATGTTGTTCGTTAACCGTAACTTCGGTTTCGATATCGACGATATGTTGGCTACTCAAAACAGCTACGGTGCTAACGGTACTAGCTACGGTGTGTTCAACAACGACGAAACTATGGCCTTGAACTTGGGCTTTAAAGGTTTCAAGCGTGGTTATGACTTCTACAAAACCGACTGGAAATACTTGAACGACGCTACTTTGCGTGGTGGTATCGTTGGTGGTGAAGTTAATGGTGTGTTGGTTCCTGCTGGTTCTACTAACGTGTACGACATGGTGATGGGTAAGAACGCTAAGCGTCCTTTCTTGCACGTTCGTTACCGCGCTAGCGAAACTGAGAACCGTCGCTACAAGACTTGGATTACTGGTTCTGCCGGTGGTGCTTCTACTAGCGATTTGGATGCAATGAGAGTTAACTTCTTGTCTGAGCGTGCATTGTGCACATTGGGCGCGAACAACTTCTTCTTGTTCAAAACTGCTTAATCGTAACAACCGATTATACAAGAGGGTGGGTACAATTGTACTCACCCTTTTTGTTTATATTTGCAGCGTTAATTAAATCAAATTATGAAAAATCCAACTAACCAAATTAAGGACAGAGTGTTTGTCCTTACGAAAGAGAAAGCTCCGTTGAGCTACACCCTTCCATCAAGAAACACAAAGCGTTTTTCTTTGCTCTACTTTGACGGAACCACCAACCGTGCGTTGCGTTATTCTAGAAACCAGAAGTCAGTATTTGAAGACGAACAGGACGACAAGGCAATCCTTGAGCCAATCGTATTCGAGGATGGAAACTTAATTGTTTCTGCAAGCAACCCAATGCTAGGGAAGTTCTTGGACATGCACCCATTGAATGGAGACGTGTTTAAGGAATTGAACCAAGAGAAAGAAGCCACGCTAGACATCGAAGAGTTAAACATTGAGCTTGACGCACAGATCGCTGCTAGAGAGATGAACCTTGAGACCATGGAGTCTGTAGGTCGTTTGATCTATGGTGGTGTTGTGGACACAATGACTACGCCAGAGTTGAAGAGAGACATTTTGCTTTATGCTAGAAACTATCCAATTCAGTTCTTAGAAATGATCAACGATCCAGACTTGGAGGATACCGCAATGGCGTCTAAAGCATTGTCGGCTGGCCTGTTTGCAATGAGAAACAACAACCGTGAGATTTGGTTTAACATGCCTGGAAACAAGCGAAAGCTTATGAACATCCAGCCTGGCGATGACCCAGTTTCTGTATTGACTACATTCTTTGAATCAGAAGAAGGCAAGCCAATCGCAGAGATGGTGCAGAATAAGTTGTCGTAATTATACGTATATTTGTTATATGGAAAAATTTTTAAGCATCCCAGTTACTAGCGAACAAAATCAGCTAGTTCAGGCTACAGGAATCATTTTGATTGAGCAAGCCTCTACA